GCCATAAATAGAGCCTTTAACCAGACTTTGTTTATGTATGAGGATAGATGGTACATTTTGAGGATGGAAGAGTTGTATTGTCCTAAAACGGACAATTTAAGAGGGTTCTCATCCAATCTTGGATCAAGGACAGCACTCAATAAAAGGTTTGATATAAGTGTAGGAGTGAATGAGGAAGTAAAGCCCATTACTCCAGAGATGTTGAGGTTTATCAAGAGAAGGACAAAGATTGATAGCACTCAATTTGATTATACTCAAATAAGTGAGTTATTGACCAATGGTACTTTTAGTAGAGGTAGTTTACTTACTACTACTGGCACACTAAAGCAATACAATGTTAATAGTTGGGATTTCAAGGTAACCAATGGTAATGTCTCTCCAGATTATATGACAGGCACAACCCCAGGGTCTGGGAGTGTGACAAGAAACGAGATTTACACTAATACTACCAATGGTTATTTAACTGACAATTATGTTAGAGTGCCAGGTGCATCGGGTGGTACGGATGAGTATTATATAAGAAGTCAAGCTATAGGTGTATTCGCAGGAGAGAAAGTCAACATAAGTTTTGACTATAAGTTTGATTTGCAGTTTGCCGATGATGGCAATATGAGACAAGCTGTGGTCATGCTCACGGGTGCAGCGGGGAATTATTGGCTAAAAATGGATGGTACTTGGGTTGCTACCAATAGTACATTTACAAGCAACTATACATATCTTCAGACTGATTATAATAATAGTGGTAGTCCCGATGAGCAAGATTGGGTAACGGTGAGTGTGGAAAGTAGTGTAATGCCCGATAATGGCACTTTGAAAGTTGCTTTTATAGCGGATTTCCATACCTATCCAACAAGTGGGCAGAATGAGATATTTGTCAAGGCTTTGAAATTTGACATTATTGAGACCTTCAATGGCACAAGTGCGCAGCCATTGATAGGTGTTAAGTCAATTTTTACCAAGAGTGCCAATGTGAAGGTGACAAGCGAGAATACTATTTTGCTACAAGATGGATTTTCTAAGAACTATAAAGGCACTATCTACCAAAGTGATGGCAGTACTATCACGGATGCGGATTGGTATAGATATAGATATCCTGCGGAGACATTTAGCTTTAGGAGGCAAAACTTAACGGCTTATTGGGAAAATAATAGATACAATAGGAACAAGATAGATGCCACGTTCTATGGACTTACATTTAACTCTGGTGATAGGATTGGATTGGTCAATACCATTATTTTTGAGGATGATGACCCCAATAAGGTTTATGCTATCTTGAACATGAAAGAGATAGACTTTGCGGCAGGTATTTGGTCAGCCACCCTTTTAGAGGTTTGGGATGATGACAAGGATGGCACATCCTCCGTAGCCAAAACCTTGGATTTGGATGTTACTACGGGTACTTACAATAGTCCACAATATGTGCCTTGGACATCGGTTAGCTTGGCAGATTTCACTTTGACGGGTGGTAATTTGCTAACTTACACGGGTTCTATTTCATTAAGTGTACCAATAGTTGTATCTTTAGCAGGAAATATTAATACTACTACTACCACCCCTGTTACTACAACTTTTAGGGTATTGCAGAATGGAAGTGCGATAAAGACTCAATCTTACCCTGTTAGTGTCAACCCACAGGCTTTTACTTTCAACTTGTCACCTGCTAGTAATGTGACCATCAACCCAGGAGATACTTTCCAAGTGGATGTGAGCAATAATATCACGCAGATTCAGTACACAAGTGGAGCATTTACTATTAACTACACAGCACCTGGGTCATTGACATACGACACATATAGCGAAGAATTTATATATAATACATAGATGGCAGATGTAGTAAAAGCGGAAGGATTAGTAATAGCGGTCACCAACACAAGTGGTGGGGTCTATCCTTTTGCTTGTGCCAAGGACTCAAATATCTCTATATCAAGGGATGTGATAGAGTTAGCACCTAAGACTAATAACGTTTACCGTGAGTATATCAAAGCCCGCCAGTCTTTTACGATTAGTGGCAGCGGCTTGGTTAAATTAGTTGAGAGTAATTTGCAACCCATTACTTTTTTTGATGACTACATTGATGGCACGGATAGTAATGTGGTTTGCTATTTGGACATGATAGATGCGCAAAATAACTACAAAGTTTATCAGTTTAATGCTATTATCACGGAGTTGTCACTTGCCTCTACTATTGGATCATTTGGGCAGTACAACTATGCACTACAAGGCACAAGTGGGTTCACGGAGTTAACTGTAGTAGATACTTACACGGTGTCAAGTGGTAAAATAACGGCGAGAAGCACATCTACTCATAAACTTGTAGCGGTAGGATTTGCTGGCAAGTGGTATTATAACTACACGGTCACGGATGAGGGTGGTGGTGTGTTTACGATTACAATAGGCACGGCGTATAATGGGGTTAGTGTGAAGGCGGTTTATATAGCACTTTAAAAGATTTAAGATGATACCAGAATTTAACCTAATGCCAATAAAAAAAGGAGATACCTACGCTTTGCCTTTGTCTTTTTGGGAGGATGAGTGCGAGACAACGGCTAAAGATGTAAGCACATATAGTTTTAAATTGATGGCTAAGAATAGCGCAGGTACAACTATTTTCACATGGAACAATAGTGATTTTGTTCAAGGTAATACTAATGAGAGGACAGTTACCTTGACTGCTGTAACTACTGCCGCCTATACCGCTGGGGAGTTCAATTATGAACTGCAAGTAACCATTGGTGCCTCAGTTTATACATGGATGCAAGGTTTTGTTCAGGTTCTTGACCAAATAACAAGCTAAGAGATGATTATCAAAGTAAATTATAGCGCGAGTCCAGTTTATATCAACACAGGCACAAGTGTCAGTCCTATTTACATAAAAGTGGAGTATGGCACGGGTGGTGGCGGTGGAGGAACATGGGGCAGCATTGTGGGTACTTTATCCGATCAGTTAGACCTACAAGCCGCATTGGATGATAAAGTGCCTTATACGGGTGCTACAGCTAATGTAAATCTTGGTGAGTATGAGATAAAGGCAGGGCAAGTTACTTTGGATACCACACCAACAGGCACAGCGGCGGTAGGTACTACAAGGTGGAATGATACAATAGGAAGCAGCGAAACTACTTTGAAGGGCGGTAGCGTTATCTTAAAGAATGGTGTTGATTTGGTAGTGAGGGTAGTGAACAAGGTAACTCCTAATGCTACTTTAACCAAAGCACAATATCAAGCAGTTAGGATTAGTGGTGCTCAAGGTCAGAGATTAGCGGTGGCTTACGCACAAGCAAATAATGACAATAATAGTGCGGATACGATAGGATTGGTTACTGAGACCATTGCTACCAATCAGGAAGGTTTTGTAATGACTGTGGGCAGCCTTGAGGGTATAAATACCACAGGCTCTTTGCAAGGTGAAACGTGGAGTGATGGTGATGTTATTTACCTTTCCTCATTCACAGCAGGTGCTTTAACTAACATCAAACCTTCTGCCCCTTCGCATATTGTCGTAATTGGTTATGTAGAATATGCTCATGCTAATAATGGTAAGCTATATGTAAAAATCATGAACGGCTGGGAATTGGAGGAATTGCATGATTGCGCTCCTACTCCTTATATTGACAAAGGTGTGCTTTATAGGGACACAGCCACGAACCTTTGGAAGTCCGATACCGTTGAAAATGTTTTGGGATATATTCCTGCAAGACAAACCGCTTTCGCATCAACATTGTTTAACTATTATAATTTTATATAAGATGACATACACAGCACCAGACGGCCATGTAATTGTAAGCAGCCCAGATGGGCCAGTTGTTTACACTTGTCCGCAGTCAGGAATGACAGAAGGAACATTTTTTAGTCTTGAAACCAAATCTGCTGCCACATCCATTGGCATTCAGCAGATACAGATTACGAGAGTAATCACAGAGGATAGCATTACTATCACCATCAAAGAAAGCAGTTCGGAGGAACTCATAGCTTATCAGCAAGAGGTTGATGGTGGTGCTTCGGAGACAGAAATAATTAATAACATTTTTAATCAGTAATCATGCCAGCAAATACAACACCTATTTTCACATTGACACCAAAGGCTGCTACTGTGAGAATAGCAGCTGCGAACACGGCTCGCGATGGGTCAGGCACATTGGTAACATTGTTCACCGCAGGTTCTAATGGTTCAAGAGTTGATTTCATTACATTCACATCATCACAAGCTACTGCGGGTGCTTCTGCTGCTCGTGTTGAGCGTGTCTTCTTGAGCGATGAATCAGGTCTCAATCCAAGGTTGATATCCGAGGTGGCTATGAGTGCCGTTACGGCTTCAAACACAGCCATAGGTGCTACGGCTACTATTACCTTTACCAATGGTCTTATCATTAACGCAGGTCAAATTATCTCAGTAACGCAATCCGTTTATGGATCAGCGGCAGACGCAAC